TCAAATTCAATATAAACTTCCTTATTGTTTTCGTTTTTCATAATATTTCCATCTTCATCTTGAAATCCTAGTTTTAATATGTCTTTTCTTTGTTTTAATTTTATATAATCCATATTTCCTCCATAATAAAAACACCAAACTATTTGGTGTTTTTTATAAAATATTTGTTTTATAATTTCTTAATTGCTAATCTAAATGATCAATTGCATATTGTGCTTCAGATTTTGTAAATCCTTCAACTGATGAAATTAATTGATTATAAATTGCACTTTTCGACATACTTAATGTTTCTTGATAAGTTTTTGCTTTTTCTAATGCATTTTTATTCCAATCAGCTTCAATATTATCAATAGCGTACTGCGCAGCCTCTGCTGTAAATCCCTCAACTGACGAGGTTAGTTGTTTATAAATACCTTGTTTAGACATATTCATTATAGAAGAATATGATTCTGCTTTTTTAAGTGCATTTTTTTCTTCTGTTGTTGGTTCTTTTCCTAAAGAATAAACTATTGTGATTTTGTCACCTTGATGAGCAATACCATTTGCATCAATGCTTTGGCTCACAAAACTTCCTTTTTTTACAGTGTCAGAATATTCTTCTTCAAAATTGCAATTCAATTTATTCTCATCACACCAATTTTTAATGTCTTCTTTCTTCATTGAGCCAAAGTCGATAAGTGTTACCTCTACTTTACTGCTAGAAGTTCGTGTTGTATCCCTACTTCCTCCTGCTATTCCTGCTACTAAAATTACTGCAAATACAATTAAAATCCAAAACCATGCCGTTTGATAAAATTGTTTTTTGACTTTTACATTGTTTCTATTTACTGTTGTATTATTTGACATATTGGTAGCGTGATTTACTGGATTTCCGCAAAATTTGCAGACTCTTGAATCGTTTGAAATTTCTTTTCCACATCTGTTACAAAACATATATATACCCCCTTTTATTTTAATAAAAAGAGTATATTACAAAATCCGACAAAAAGCAATAGGTAAATGTTTATTATTTTTTCGACATTCTTTGTTGCTTTTTGTCGAATACTCTATTCACTTTCTTTGCTTACTGTTTCTTCTGTGAATGTTGGTTTTCCATTGCTAAATGTAACAGTTCCAAATATTGGATCTCCAATATAGTGAATATTATAGTTCACTTTTGCTGAATCTCCTGCATTGCTACTAATTTCAATTGCAACATTCCATAATCTGGCTCTATATTTTGGTGTAGAGCTTTCATCAGTAACGCTATATTTATCTATTTCTAATAATGTTGTTTCTGCATCTGACCCAGTTAACAATCTATATCTGATGTTGTCTACAAATTCAAATACTGGATCTCCTTTGTACGCTGTTTGTTCCACTCCTGATGATAATGCATAACTATCTACTGTTTTTGTTGCATTCTTATTGATTATCCATTTTTCTTCAGATACTTCTGCATTATAATCTGTGGATTTGTCTGTTATACCAACACCTACTATTGACCATTCTGGGTTTGATTCTTTTGGATTTGTATTTAAAAAATCTACCCATTCTGTTCTATCTATTTTCTGCATCTTTATTCCTCCTTAAAATAATTTAAAAAACATTGGATACGATAAATGGCTTCATTTGCGTTCGTAGAAAATATATAGCCATTTGTTGTGGCTCCAATGCTATAAATTCCAGAAATATCTGGAAATATTTTATTTCTATTGTTCGTTTCTAACCAATTTCTTATATTTTCAAAAGTTTTGGAATTATCTATATTGTTTTGGATATCTTCATTCCAATGTAATTTACTGTCAAATGTGAATAAAAATTGTCTCTCTGAACCAACTATAAATTGATGTAAAATTGGATTATATCCTGCATTTTCATTGATTGAATATGCCTTTACCTTATCAACTAAATAATCTACATTTAATTCTGCATATTCGTCTAAATAAGGACATTTAGCCATATATTCTCTTACTTTATCAATCATTGCTGTATCATTCATTTATCTATCTCCTTTTGACCTGTATTTAAAATATCATTGAAATGATCTGCTAACATTCTTTCAACAAAATGGTCTCCTCTTAAAGCTCCACCGTGATAATTTAATTTTTTGCTACTTGGAACTTTTTTTATACTTGGTCTACTCCAATATCTACCACTTACTGGGTCGTGGAATGCTCCAATGCCATACTTAGGATCCACATATAGTTCCCCTTCGTGTTGATAATGAGCATATGGAGTATTAATATTAATTTCTCCAGAACCAACTTTTGTGGAATTATACATACTTATTATCATTTGTCCACTATCCATAGGCATATACTTATCCATATATCCCATAAAAGCACTATCAATAACTTTTTGTGTCCTTCCACCATCAAGACCATACTTATCTATGATTCGTTGTTTTTGGATACCAGTAAAAGCAATTATTGTGTCAATTTTCATACTATTCTCCTATTATAGCCCAATGCCACATATCTTCCGAACCATAATCTTTTGTTGCTATGTTAGTTATCTTTATTACTTTTTGATAATCTTCTAATACTTTAGTTATAGTAGTAAAGTTTTCTACTTTTCCTTTTACCAGATAATCATCAGTTTTTAATGTCCACCCGATTTGATTTTCTTGAAAATCTTTTGGTTTTTGATAACCTTCTTCACTCATTAATATTCTAGCAATTAAGCCATCTGCTTTAGTCAGTTGTGTTCCATTTATTGATATTCCATCATTAGAACTCCAAAATCCTTTTAAATAACTTACTTTATATTTAGATTTCTTTGTTTCTTTATCTATGTATTTATTTATTACCGTTATGTCTTTATCAAATAAATTTTCCATAAACTCTCCTATTTAGTAAACCTGTATAAAAAAGATACTTTTCAATTTCTACGTTTATCTGTTTTTCTTGATTAGAAATTTCATCGTCTAAATCTTTTATGTTTGTTATATTAGCAAAACTTCTTGATAAATCTGCAACTTGTTCACTTGCTATTACTTTATCTTCTTTTTCACTACTTACCAATTTAGACTTTCTTTGTTTTATTTTTTCAATTTCATATAATATATCAGAAACAGAGCAAGTTGCCATTTGTACTTCTTCTTCATGTTCTGTTATATCTTTATTCATTATTGCATTTTGTACTTCTAAACTTGCTCTTGAAATTACTGTATTAAAATCGGATTCAGGCATGCTGCCTTTATATGTATCAACATAAAATTTATAATCTGTATAATTTGTCATGCCTTATTTCCTCCTATTCTGCAGCTGCAACACTTATTGTTGCATGATTTATAAATGTTTTTCCTTTGCTATCAGTTACTTTTACATTTATTTTGTAATCTTCTTCTGTTAAAGGTGTTTCGTTTACTTTTACATCAGAACCCTCTATTTTAAAGAAATCATTATCCGCTCCATTTATTTCATCTTCTTCTAGATTGTATGTAAATGGACTTGTCCCACCAGTAGTAGATAATGTTGCAACTACTGCATCGGCATTTACATTGGCATTACCTTCTTGTAATTCCTCTGTTGGTGTTATTGTTAATTCTGTTATTTCAGGTCTATTATGCCGACTTTTTTTTTATAATTAATTGTTTTGGACTGTTTATTTTGAAAGCAGTATTGTATTCAACTTGAGCCTTTGAACCTGCAAAATTTTCACTGTCTATTAAACGATACATTTCAAAATTATCTAATATTGATACAGCTTCATTGTATCCTACAATCATTTCAACATCAGTTAAATCAACTGTTTTTAATGTTCCTGTACTATCGTAATATTTTGCATCTTCTTTGTCGAATGAATTACATTCAAGAATTGATAAACCAAATCTTTTTAATAATTCTCCACTTACTATTGCTGGGTCCATTACTGTTGCTAATCCTAATAATTTTAATAGCATTGCATATATATCTGTAGAAACCATAGCAAAATTTGCTTTACCTTTATTGTCTTTTATTTGTTTTCTTAAACTTGTTAATACTTCTACTGCTGTGCTATCTGTTACTGCTGTTGTATTAGAACTTACTGTTCCTTCTTGTACCATACATGCAAGACCAGAATATTGTCTACCTTCTTTTGTTATATTTAAGGCATCTGCTAAATATTCTTCTGCTAAAGCAAAAGAAACTGCGGCTGCTTGTACTCCATATATTTTTCTTGATTTTTGGAAATTGTTATTAAATACTATTGGAATTAAATCATCTTTTGCTGTTTCGTCCGTAAAGTCTCTTCCTGGTGTTCCTGGTACAACTTCATTTCCTCCATCTAACTTATGAACAAAAATTCCTCCAGCAGGTCCTTCTTGATATTTTTGAGTGTAAGTAACTCCAGGTATTAACACTGTGTCACTATATAAGTTTGGTTCTATGGCTGATGAGTATTTTTCATCAACATTTAAATTTCCGTATTTTACTCCCATTTTAAATTCCTCCTATTTTTTTATTTTTTATAATATGGATTATTTGCATATTTCTTGTCTAGGTATGCTTTATCCTCACTTACAACTTTATTTGTATTATTTTGAGAAAAACCAGTTGTGGTGGTTTTCTTTCCTTCTTTTTCTGCTGTTTTATTATTTTTTAAGTAAGTTTCAAGATTTTCTTCAAAATCTCCATTCATTTTACTTAATTTGAATTGAACAAATTCAGCTTCATCATAGTTCAATCCATGTTTCATGATTTCTAACATTTGTGTTTTAAAATCATTATCATTTTTTAGGTTTTGCATTTTGACTAATTCCTCTTGCTGTTTTTGTTCGACTGTTTTTTGACTTTCCTCCCATTTTCTATATGCTTCTAAATCAATGCCCTCATATTTTTTAGATACTTTAGCATTTTCCTTTTTTAGCATTGCGTTTACTTCTTCTTGAGTAAAAGTCTTTTCAGCTTTTCCCTCAGTTTTCTCTACAGTCTGAGTAACTGTCCCCTCAGTTTTTTGTTCAGTTTGAGTAACTGCATTTTTATTTTCATTTTCCATTTTGTAAAACCTCCATTTTTTTATTTTGGGTAACAAAGTAATTCCCACGCCCTAATTTCTTTAACGCCTAACTAAGTAAAAGGCATATTAAAAGGCACTCTTTTTAGTGCCTATAATTAGTTATTTTATTATCTTTCTTTCTTTTAATATGTTTTTCAATTCTTTTTTGCTTTTATTTTTCTCGTCTTCTGTTGTTTCTTCATGTCCTACTATCCTAGCTCCTACATCTTCATGCCATCTTTTACTTTTAAATTTCTCTCTATTCTCCATTTATATCCTCCAATAAAATATGATATACTTTATTTATTTTTTCTATTTGCTTAACTTTAAATAAAGAATTTCTTTTAAATAAGATTTCTTGTTCTTCTGGATTGTATTTTTCTATATTCTTTCCTGTTTTTGAATATATATATAATTCTACATTACTATATTCATTATATTTCTCGCCTTTAGTTGTTGATGTATAAGCTTTATACTGTACAATATTATCTACTTGATGTATATTTATAAATTGTTGTAATTTATCCTGATCAAGTTCTAAAGAGCGTGTTACTAATCCGTCATAGTTAGGCATTTTATTAAGTGCTTTATCCAAATTGTCTGCTAATATTAATTCTTCATTGTTTAATTGCATATTATTTCTTAATTTTTCATTTATAGAATAAAAATCAGAACTAATATATTTATTTAATGCATTTTGCTCATCTTCATTTATAATTATATCATTTCTATTAATTCTTGTCACTTTTTCAACATTTTCTCTTGAAAAATCTCTTCTTAGATTGTTCTTTTCTGTAAATTTTTTATTTCTTAATTGCCATTCTTTTACTTTTTCTTTACATTTTTCATAATATTCCTTATCTTCTACATTTTTAAACAATCTTTCTTTTCTTTTCCATTTTCTTATTCCTCTTTCTAAATATCTTTGTTTTTGGGATAAATCGTATTGTTCTGTTGCTTCTTCAAGAGATATTTTTTTTAGTTCTTTTCCTCTTGCTGTTCCAAAATATGGTGTAGGATAATGTTTACAGTTTGGTCCTCCCATACCGTCAACTTCTCCTAATCTTGTTACCTTGACTAAATCTTCTCTTTTTATTATTGTGCCTTGCCAAGGAAAATGTTGTGGTCTACATCTAATATGTTCTGACAAATATAAATATTCTACTTCTAATTCATCTGCTACTGCTTGATTAATACTATTAGTTAAATTATGTGTTGCTGTTACTAACTCTCTTCTTACAGCTCCTTCTACATCATAATTTCTTATTCCTACTACATTTCCATCATCATCTATTGTTCTATATGTTAGAGTTGTAATTCCTTTATCTCCTAACTCTAACAATGAATTTCTAATTGCTTCTTGATAAGTTATTCCTTCTGATATTTGAATATATGCTTTTTCAACAATATTCAAATATGCTTCTCTAGTCCTTTGTTCTATTTTATTACTTATTTCTAAGAATCTATTAGTAAGCTCATTGTATGAATAGTTGATTAGGTTTTCTATTACTTTGTTTTCAATTAAAATAGATGGATTTACTTTTAATAATCCACCTTTATATGCTTCATTTAATCTATTAATATTTAATGCTTCATATCCAACAGTTCTTAATGCTTCTTCTATTTCTTCTGGTGTTCTGTCTGTTACTTCTGCTATATATTTTATTATATTATTATTTAAAACTCCTAGTTCTTCTAATTTGGTTACTCTCCAAAAATCACTATTTATAAATTCTTCATTTATTTTAAAATGTTTAACTATTTCATCTAGTAATTTAGTTTCAAGTTCTGAATATATGCTTAATAGCTTTTTTATAGCTTCATCATTCATTATTCATCACCTGCAGTTTCAATTCCATCTGTTATAGTTTCTTCAATTATTTCTTTGTTCATCTGTTTTGCAAATTTTAAAGCTTCTTTATCTTTCATTTTATAAACATCTCTATAGTATTGAGCCTTGCTAATTAGTTTTAAATTATATTCTGTTTGTGCTTGTTTCTGTGTCTTTTCTGTATCTTCTATTATAGAATCATCATAAAATACAGAAACAGAAAATTGTTCTTTTATTCCTATTAGCTCTGCAATTGCATATATTAAGTTTGTTATTGCTTTTGTTATTATATTTTGTTGTTTCTTTATCTTTCGATATACGTCTGAATTAGTACTAATTACATTGTCTGTATTGACATATACTTCTCCATCTTTGAATTTATAATAGTTATGTCCCAAACCAACTTTAGCAGTTGTAAGATTTAAATTGTATTGCACTGAACTTGATATTGGGTCTATCCTTAAGTCGAATGAACTTTCATGTACTAATTCTTTTCCATCTCCATCTTCTCCTGGTATAGCATAATATACTACATCATTTGGATCAAATACTGGTACTACACTTCCATTGCTATCTGTATTAAAATCTAGACCACCGCTTTTAATATATACTCTCTTCTTCCCTAACACAATTTCATTATCTAGGCTATCATAAGCACAATCTGTAGTGAATAGTACATCTAATGCATTTGCATAACAACTTATTCCGTATGGACTATCTATGTCGAAATTGTTTATTTCTGGTGTAAATAACATTCCAAACTTAGGCAAAAATGATTTTGTATCTATTTTTGCCATTGTTCCTAAATCTTCATCATTTATTGCTCTGTCTATTTCTATTTTTTTAGCATTGTATATTACATAACCATTTTCTTCTAAAATATGCATATTAAATAAATACTCATATCCTTTACTGGTTTTTGTTTTACTCCAAAACAAAACATCTATTACATCATCAGCATTTGCTTTTAGTATTATTACATTAGGTGCTTTCATATAATTAATTCTTAACACATTATTATCTAAATATGGTACAAATGCACCTGTTCCTAATGCTTTTACTAATTGCATTAATTTATTGCTATTATGCAAAAAATTATTCTGTTCCAAACATTGGTTTATTTGTGTTTGAACTTCATCATTGTCTATTGTTATATCAAGTTTTTCATTAAAAAAGAAATCTGCCAAATCTCCGCAGATTTGACTTGGTAAATTTAAAGATTTTATTTTATGTGGTGTAAAATTCTTTCCATTGTATATTTGAATGTTGTACCTTTTAGTTGGACCTTTATATATATCTAACCAAGTATTTACTCTTGATTCTTGATTTTCATCTATACAATTATCATATCCATGCTCTTTTAAATAATTTTTAACTACAGTATCCATTAATCTTTCTCTCCTATTATGTGTGGTAATATTTGCCTCATATATTTCCAAACTCCCATTACTAAATATCTTTCGGCATCTGAGCAATGATCATTTTCTTTTATTGGTTCTTCTTTTCCTTTGTCTAACTTGTCTTCGTCGTATTCATACAAGTATCTTTCAGCAATTAAATGTACTTGTTTTGGGCTTATGTATAGTCTCATGTATGACATTAATTTCTGAACTCTACTTATTCCTAATGCAACTGTATTGTCTACTGTTGGTATTGATATTCCTGGACATACTCTTTTTATTTCTTCAGCTAATCCTTTAGCACTTGGGTCTAAAAATAAAACAAGCAATTTCTTACCTGTTTTCTCTTCAACTTTTTCTTTTAATTTTTTAAATTCTTGTGCATATTCACTAGGACTTTTCTGTTTTCCTGTATCTCTTCCAGAATAATAATATTCATCTATCCCTCTTAGACATTTATCATTGAAATCTATACCAAATACTTGGAATGTTGTTGGGTTCATTTGTCCATAATCTCCACCAGCAACTAGAAATTTCATGTTTGTTATGTTCTCTTTAGTTGGCTCTTTTACCATAGTTTCTTCATTAAACATATAGTAAATTAATTCATCTATTCCTGTACATAATCCAAGCCATAACCAATTGTACATTTTTATATCTAGCCTTCTTAATTCTTCTGCTGATTCTATTAATTTTTTTCCTAACCATTCAGGGGGTACATCTCTATAATCAGTATGTATTCTTATACAGTCTTTTCTTTGACACATTTTTTCAACCCATTGCATTATTTCTGCTTTTGGATTCTTAGGTGGATTGAAATAATATTCCATACAAAATTCGTCATTATTTCCTCTGATAAATGTTGCTTCTATATTATGTATTTCATCTTCTCCATCGCCTTTGTCAAAGAACTCTGTAAGCTCGTCCAATATAACTAATTTAATTGGTTTTTTTTCATCTATAATTCCTTTTGTATCATCTATGCTATCGTTTCCTGTAAAATATATAGTATTATCATTCTTTTTATATTTTATTTCCATTGGGCTAACAGTAATTTTAAAATCATTCTTATCTAGTTTTAATCTATTAATTGCCCTTAAACATTCTTTAAATACTGTTTTTCTTAACTTGTTGTGTGTTTTCCTTAATATTATTACACTACAATTATTGTCACTTATTATTTTCCATATTGCTTTAAATCCACCTCTTGAAGATTTTGTTCCTGCTCTGCCAGAAGTAAATATTTTATGTGTATATTTTTTATCATTAAAGGTTGAATAGTACTTAGGAATTATTTGTTCACTTAATCTAACTTGTTTCATAATTCATCATCTTCTTCTGGTAAATCGTTAATTATTTGCACTTTATCATCATTAGCAACTTTTTGCTCATCTTGAATCACTTCTCTAATCGTATTAAATGCTTGCACATCTCCTTTTAATGCTTTTCCGTACATAGCAACTATTAACGCCATTTGATTATCTATTTCTTCTTCCTCTATTCCTAAATTTTTCATAAATTTTAGTTGTTTCTCTTGTTTAAAAGGAAGTGATAAAAGCATCTCCATTTGCACTTTCATTGCTTTTCTTTGTCTACGAACTTCTCCTGATTTTATTCCACCTTTTTGACTGTCTTTGCTATGTTCTTCTCGAGTCCTTCTCGAGTTTACTTCTTCAATTGGTATTAAATTTTGTTCATTAGCCATCTACCTCCACCTGCTTTTTGTATTGTTTTATAATTTTATTTATAAAATCATTGCTACAAGCAACTAAGTCGCATATTATTTCTTCATTTACATCTACTACATTATACAAACCATATTCCCAGATATAGCAATGTGTTAATTCATGTTTTAACGTTTTGATTTTTTGTTCTTCGCACATGTCCTTATTTATATAGATGACATGCTGTGGCTTTATGGTTACACCAAAAACAAAATAAACTTCTTCATCTTCTTTGTATAATTCTTTTAATTCTTCTTTGCTTTTTTCTTCTATTAGCCATTTGTCATTATTTATTTCAAACTCAAGCATTTTTTCTCCCCATAATTTAAAGTTTTGTTATCATAAATAGTTTTAAAAGATTGATTTGTTTTATTAAAAAATCTTTCTATATTTGATATTATGTATTTTTCCATACTTTTCTCCTATAATTGGTCGATTTCGACCAATTTATAAACACTATATAAAACACAAGCTTTCTGCCTTTTACTTCTCATATTAAGATTTACTGCAGTTTTCTTAATCTTCAAGTAGCAATGTACATGTCTAATGCACGAACTTGTGTCTTATATACTATTTACAAGAAAAATAGAGCCACGCTTCTTCAAACATAGCTCCGCAAAAGATTTTTCTTTTTCATGCTATGTAGGTTAGGATTTGCACCTAACATGATACCTGCGATTTAAAGTCACAGCCACCTGACTTGTTCTAGCGTATCTGCCATGCGTCTACTATTACCATTCAGCGATAATTGGTCTTTCCACCGTACTCTATCGCCGTTTAGTTTTACCATATCTAATATCAAACTAGATATGTCTATTCCGCCACTACATAGAAAGTTTTAGACTTAACTAGAATTGTCTTTATATTTTAAAAGAGAAGTTATATTAACCAGACATCTATATTAACTTTATCTAGTATCAGTTAATAACCATAATAAAAGAGCTAACATAGTGTTAACTCTTAAGGGTAATTATCTTAAATGTATTAAGAATTTATCTCTTAAATTTTATTGCTATTATAATTATATCTCCTCATAAAAGAAGTTGCAACGAAGTTTTAGCGAAATTTTAGCGAAGTTTTTACCCCTCTCCGTAATTTAATATTTCTAACATATTTTCTAGTGCATTATCTCTATATGTTTGTAACTGCTTTATTGATTTATGTATTTCATAATTAGAAAAATATTCTCTTTCTACATAATCCCATTTTGATTTTTTCATATAGTAAGCTCTTATTACAAAAGATTCATCTTCTGATAATTGCTGTAATAAATTTTTTACTCTAACTATCTTTTTATCTAACTCTTTTTCTAATGCTTTAAATTCTTCAATTTTATTTTCTAAATATGATCTATCTTCTTTGTTTATATGTACTTTTTCTTTTTCATAATTCATTGCTGTATTTCCTGTAGTATCAGAAATTTTATTTGTATTACTTCTTGGCATATCACTAATAGGTGCTCCTAGCTGCATCATTTCTATTACCTCGGCATCAGTATCTTCATGTACTGTTCCTGCGTAATAAAGTCGTTCTTCATATGTTTCAATTTTTAACTGCAATTCTGTCTTTTTTGCTTCATTCTTAGGATGTTCCTTTAACATTACTTCTAATTCATCTTTAATATATGCCATTCTTCTGTACCTCCTTATTTATTATTTCATTTTTCTAAAATCACATAAGCTTTTGATTAACTTCGTGATACACTTGTTTACGTCTTCTTTACTATATCTCTCTGAATCTTCTCTCATGTGTTCATAAAATACACATGTCATTTCTGTAAAATCATTGTTTACTTCTCTATATTTCTTCTCTTTTTCTGTCATTTGTTTTTCCTCCGC